TGTAAGGATATTAGACTTTTGGAGCTTGCACAAAAATATATAATAGAAAGAGAGGACGTAAGGTGTAATTCCTCCCCCACATGAATGAGGGGGTCTCCTTACACCCGTTAAATGAAAGTTGAGGTGGTTGGGTTATTTGAGTAAACAGAAAACGTTGCAAAGGTATGTATATAAGATTGAAAGCAAGGATATTCGTAATTCAAAATGGGATTATAAATTTGAATTGTCTTTTATAGATGGGATTAAAGAAAAAAAAATCATTACAATCGGGGATAGTCAACTTTTAAGGTTTATCGACGAAATTAACGGTTGTAGAAATAACCAGCAAAAGGCCATTGATATTCGAGTTGAAATAGAATTGTTGAAAAGGCAAGGCAATTCTGTACGAAATAGGCATAAAATTAGCAAGTTGTATAGTGAATTATACAATATACAAGTAGTCCCTGAATATCTTTGTGTTATAATGAATACCACCTCTGATTATCGAAAACTGAATAAGGGCTTTAAATTTAATGGAGAAGAATATCGCAGGCTGGTTTCTACCCCTGGGGGAATAAAAGAATCTACTATCATTTATACCAAAGCAAGTATATTCCCTGCATTGCAAGAAAAAATAGAAAATGGTAGAGATTTAAATAAAAAACTTGTGCCTGCAAAACTAGAAGCGTATAGGTCGCTAGTTTGCAGCACGTCCACGCCAGTTTCTACTCCCAAAGGCATTCTAGTCGTAAATGATTGTGAAACTAACTTTGTTGAAGATGTTTTGTATATTCAATATAAAGATAGTGACGAGCCTATAATAAGCGAAAAAAACAACTATAAAATTAAATTAAATGCTAGTGATGGGTTTGGCTTGGCGTCTCCAGAAATTATGCAAAGATGGAGCACCGAATTGGGCGAAAAATATACTTGTGGTGGGGTGTGTGTAAGAAATGCGTTTGTCAAGGGAATGGTTTTTGGATTTGATTTTCACAAGTTTGCGAGAGATGTTGCTTGCAAAGAGATAGTAGAAGACGTATGGGGGAATCGAATCAATATAAATGATGTGGAGTTAGTCTTAACAACATCAATGCTCAAGCTTTGGGATGGGTATAATTCTATCGAACATTATTTATCTTGTTGTGAAAAGAATGGGTTTACATTTAGCATAACTAAAACGGTAGAGCACGAGTTGGACAATGAAAAAAGGACTAACTATCAGTTTTTACAGACACTGCATATGAGTGATGAAGATATTATCCAATTATTATTACCTACTGTAAATGAAATTAAAGATGTACTGCAAGAAGACCCTTACAAAGCAATCTTGTATCTTTGTGGGAAAGGGCTAGATAAAAATAATTTCTTTTCAAAAAAGGAGGATTGGGTAAAATGCTTGATGGTTGCGCCAAAGTTGCTAGAAGATTCTTTTGTTCGTAGTAAAATTAAGCAAATGATTAAAAAACGAATGAATGAATTGAAATTCGGGCGTATTCCTGTACATAGCAATTTTACAATCCTTTCTGGCGACCCCTATGCATTATGCCAAAGTATTTTTGGGATAAAAGTCACTGGCTTGCTTAAAGCCCATGAATATTATTCTTCATATTGGAATAGCTGCGGAGTAAAGAAAGTTGCTGGATTCCGTGCCCCAATGTCTTGCCATGCAAACATTAGAATTTTAAATCTAATTAAAAATGATGATACTGAATTATGGTATCAGCATATGAAAAATATAACAATTTTGAACGCATGGGACACAACAACCCAAGCATTAAATGGCGCAGATTATGATGGCGATTTAATATTTACAACAGATAATTCTATTATTCTTAATTCAATTAGTGAAGAAAAAACAATTATTTGCGAACAAAATCAATCAATAAAAACAATTCCGACAGAAAAAGAGATTATTGAATCAAATATAAAAACATTTGGGAATAAGATTGGTTCTATCACAAATAAAATTACGGAAATGGTTGACATCCAATCTAAATTCGGAAAAGGCTCTCAAGAATACGAAACTTTAGAATATCGTATTCGGTGCGGACAGATGTTACAACAAAATGAAATCGATAAAGCAAAAGGAATTGTAACAAAGCCAATGCCTAAATTGTGGTATGATAAAAAATCAATTAGTAATAATGATATTTTTAACGAATCTATTATGGCAAACAAACGCCCATATTTTATGGTTTATACTAACCCTACATATATGAAAGAGTATAAAAAATATTTTACCAATAAAAATCGAAACGCTAAGTGGCGATTTGGAAAATATTTAGAAGAGTTGTCTTTGGCAGACTGTGTTTCAGAAGAAGAACGTGAGTATCTTTTTAATTATAATAAATATAACCCTATTTCAAATGATAACGGGACTATGAATAGAATTTGCAGATGTGCTGAAACCCTTTTATCTAATATTCAAACAGAATACAATGAAAAAGAAAAGTTTGATGCAAGCATTTTAAAATGTGGGGCAACCTATCCTAAATCTAGTTATTATAGTGTTCGTACCGAATGTAACAACTTTTGGGAAGATGTAAAATCCATAATGGCAGATAAAGATTGTGAAAATCGTGGCGAAGAAATCAATATGTTGCAAGAAGCATATAAACAAAAATTATACGCCTTAATTTCTAATGAATTAGAATTGTGTGACATTATGATTGATTTATCATATTCTACGAATAAAGCCAAAATGTTGACATGGTTCGTATGCGGCGCAACAATACTTAAAAACTTGCTTTCAAAAAACAATAACACTTGTTATTTCCCAATTAAAGACAAGATGGGGGACTTGTTTTTTGGGGGAAATCGATTTTCACTTTGCGAGGTGATTTGTGCTGATTAGTGTTGGCATTACAAAAAACGAACTGAATCTAATTAAATTGCTTCCATCAAAACCACTTCAGAGGCTTACTTTTGCTCTAATTGTTGCGGCAAAACATTTTAATTCTTTGAACGAAAAAAACAATGGGTGGGTAAATCTTCCACCTAATGAAATTTTTAGGAAAGCCAATGTCAAGACAACTATTTCTCGTCAAGATGATATGTATAATGACTTGTTTAATCGAGGCCTTATATCTTTAACACAAACAGGGAAATCTTTAAATGTAAAAGTCGAATTTATTTGTACAGACAACCCAATATTAGTCGTGACTAACTTTGAGAACATCAGTCAGTTTTTAGAGCAAAAACTGGAAAGTAGTCCCAAAAGTGGTTAAATTACACCTTATTATTTTACGCAATTTTGCGCATTAAAACGGGGGTAAAAATAAATTTGAAACTTTTGTTAATAATGATAAGGGGAAGCGTGTAAAAATACAATTTTTTAGAAAGTGGTGGGTCAAATAAATCAACATGATTTTTTAAAACTTCTTCAAGTGGATTGTGCAGAATATCTTGGCGAAAAAATTTCACTAGAAGATTTGGATATTATTATAAAGTGCATTTCTGCGCTTATTGCTGAACAAACGGCAAAAGGAGAAGAGGTAAATATTATCAACCTTGGAAAGTTTTCACGAGTATGGAAAAAAGAAAGAATTGGAATGCATCCTCGAAAGCCAGAACAAATAGTCGTAGAGGGGCAGTGGACACCAAAGTTTAGACGCAGTTCTGTTTGGAGTAAATATATGCGCGAGATGACCTCAAAAAAAAATAACTAGGAAGTGGTTTATTGCTGCCAATTAAAAAAGATGGTGAAACGCCATTTCAATATAAAATCCGAGTTTGTTTGTCAAAATTAAACCAAGAAATCCAAGATGATTGGCAAGATATTGTAAACGAACTCGGACTCAATGAGCACTACGATTCTTTGCGTAAAAAGGCTTATGGTTATAAGGAAGTTTGCGACAATCTTTCAGAGTTAATAGAACAAGATAAGGGCAGTTGCATTGATGAAAAACTGTTGGAATTACAAAAGGAACGATACCGATTCTTTGACCAACGGAATGAACTCAATAAAATAATTCGAGAGTCGGCAAGATTTGATGAGATAAAAGAAATTGTCAGACGAGCGGCACTTGCTGAAAAGCCAATTTTAAATTATAAAACTAAGGAAATAGCCTATGATAAAAGCGACTTAGTTGTTCCATTAAACGATTTACATTTTGGGGCGCAAGTAAAAAATAGGTGGAATGAGTATAACGAAGATGTTTGCATTGAACGATTAAACAAATACTTAGATAAAATTTTACTTGTCCAAAAAATGCACTGTTGTAAAAATTGTGTTATTCTTGCCAATGGAGACCAAATCTCTGGTGCAATTCATCAAAGTATTGCTGTTTCAAACAAAGAAAATGTCCTTAAGCAAACAATGGGCGTGGCTGAGGTAATTGCTAATTTTATTATTGCGCTTGCAAACAGCGGGGAGTTTGAGACTATTAAGTTTGCGTCAGTTGCGGGAAATCATTCGCGCATTGGGAAAAAAGATGAAGTTTCTAAAGATGAAAGACTTGATGATTTAATCGAGTGGTGGTTAGAAGCACGGCTACAAAACTATCATAATGTGGTATTCCAAGGCTATGATAAGATAGATGATACATTATACTCTATCGATATTTGCGGTAAAAAATATGTTGGAGTTCATGGCGATTATGATAGAGGACTAGAAAAGATTATGTCCCTACAAACGATGGTCGGAGAAAAAATCTATTGTGTAATTAGTGGACATCTACACCATAATAAGTTAGATGAATATCAAGGGATTAAAACATTGATGTCAGGTTCAATGATGGGGATGGACGATTTTTGTATAGAGAAAAGAATTTTTGGAGTAGCGGAACAAATGCCATTCGTTGCAAATGAAAGTGGTATTTTATGCGCATACCCTACTGTTTTGCAGTAAAAGGAGCAGACTATGTTCATTAGTAAATATAAACCAGAAGGGAATTTTTTAGAGCACACCTATATCTCTTTTTTTGGAAACAGAATTGTTTTCGAGAAAGGGAAATGTGTGGGCTGGTACAAATATAAGTAGATAATTTCACATATTTATTGCCCATTACAATGTTGTAATGGGCAATTTTGCATATATGTTTATAGAAGGTGGGGAAAAAATGCAAGCAAAAAGACCTAAAGCTAAAGAAATTAAGCCAAAAGAAGACCCTATTTATGTTTGTATGGGGACTTGCGCCCAACAAAAGAAAAAAAGAGAATTTTATAAAAGCAATAATAAAGCGTACCCCCAAGGGATAATCCCATGGTGCAAAGACTGTGTTAAACAGTTTGTTTATAATGGCGAAAGAGCGGCAAGCGAAGAAAAAATGAAGGAATGGCTCAAGTTGGTAGATATGCCATTTATTAAAGATAAATGGGAATCTGCTTGCAACTCGCCAAATGAAACAGTCGGACGATATCTTGCGTTGATAGGGTTTAACATTGTCACAAGAGATTTAAAATGGAAAGATAGCGATTTTGAAGGGACAATGGCAGGAAAGTTGAATCCGGTTCAATCTGAAATACAACCCGTTGCAGATGGCAAACCAACTCCCAAGCGTCCAAAAAAAATAAAAATAACAGACGATATTATTGAACTTTTTGGGGATGGATATTCCGAAGAAGAATACCAAATGTTTTGGAAAAAATACGATATTTTAAAAGACAACTACCCTCAACAAACAGCAATGCACACAGAAGCTCTTGTAAATTATGTTAGATACAGGGTAAAAGAAGAAAGAGCCACGGCAATGGGGGATGTTAATGACGCTAAAAGTTGGGGTGCTCTAGCCAATACAGCAGCGGTCAACGCAAAAATCAACCCTAATCAAATGAGCAAAGCTGATTTGCAGGGTGGCATTAGCACAATTGGGGAAATTGCACTTGCAGTTGAACAAGCGAAAGATGTAATCCCTATTCTTCCAAGATTTAAGTTTAGACCTAATGATGCCGTAGATTTCTTAATTTGGGAATATATAAATTATGAACGTAGATTAAGCGGAATGCCACTAGTGGATTATTCGGACATTTATAAATTCTATGATGAGCGAGTAAAACAGTTTGTTGATAATGGGGGCGACCCAAAACTGTTTGAAAACGACCCTACTGTGGAGAATCGGGAACGAGTCAAAAAATTTATTAGCGTTCCGAAGGAGGATTCAGAATAGTGGGTATTGGAGCAAAGGGAAGATTCCAAACCGACGATAGAAAAATAGCCAAACAAAACTGGGACAATTATAACCCAGCATTTAACCAAATGGTGGAAAAAGATAAAGCATCTCAAACTAAGTTTGAAAAAAATATTGACAAGTGGTCTGTTTTGATTTCTTTTTTTAGGTTTTATCCTGACCTAATGATTGATATGTTAAGACCTGAATCTGGCTCAATTAACTTGCATTTAGACCAGCGTGTTTATTTAAGAGCTGTTGTTCGGTTCTATTCTACATATGGAGTTCTTCCTCGTGGTTGGGGCAAGTGCGTAACTAGCGACACAATTTTGTTTACTGATAAAGGGCTTGTCAGAATTGGTGATTTTTTTGACAATCAATACGATAATGTTGAAACTATACGAGAAACTAATTTTAATATTGTAGACAGATATGGGAACATAGAAAAAACTAATTTGGGAATTTATAGCGGATATAAAGAAACTATAAAAATTAAAACGGAATACGGTTTCCATGTAGAGGGAACGACAAACCATCCTTTACTAGTAAAAGACCAAAATGGCGGCGTGAAATTTAAGCCATTGTCTGAGATAAATATTGGGGAGTATGTTTGCGTTAGCACTTTTAATGATTTGTGGGGCGGTTATAAGGGTATCAGTGAGGAAGCAGCATTTTATCTCGGAGAAATATTTCGGATAGTAGAATCTTATTTAATCAAAGAAGAGAATAAAGATTGTTCTAACGGAGATATTAAAAAATTTATTACTTCTTTGACACCTACTTTTTTGGAAGATAATAAACAGCGCGAGACGTGTGAATCTTTTGTTGAGGCAACAATGCGGTATCTAGAGTTGTTAAGTTCTGCTGACTATAATCTCGATAAAATAAATGTGCCTCCGTCCGTTCTTTGTTCCCCAAAAAGCGTTGTGTGCTCTTTTGTAAAAGGTTTGTTGAAGGATGAAGATTTTGTTGAAAAAGGCAACCTATGTTATAAAACAAAAAGCGAAGCGTTCGCAAACCAACTTCATCTTATATTCTTAAATTTAGGCTATCTTACAAGTTTAGAACATATAGATAATGGTTATATTATATCTTGGGCAGAAAATTGGCTTTCAGATTTGTATTATGACGAGAATCAATTCTCAAATTACCATTGTGTAAAAGTCTTAACAAAAGAATTCTCAAAGGGTCATGTTTATGATATACATGTCCCAAATAGTCATTCGTTTGTTGCTAATGGCATTGTAAACCACAATACTTTTCTTGAGGTATTAGCATCGTTTTGTATTGCGATGTTGTTTCCTGGAGCACAGTTAGCGCTAACTGCACAAACAAAACAAAACGCAGCAGAACTATTGAAGGCAAAATATAATGAAATTACAGGGTTTTACCCTTTATTAAAAAACGAAGTAATCGCCCCTCGGTTTTCAAAAGATGATGCGACTGTGCCATTTGTCAACGGAAGTCAGATTGATATCTTGTCAAATACGCAGTCTTCTAAGGGGCAGCGGAGACATAGAATAAATATTGAAGAATCGGCGTTGCTTGACAATGCACTATTTGAAGATGCACTTGAACCAATTGTAGAAGTCGGGCGTACAACTAAAGGGACTATTGGGATTACTAACCCTCAAGAGCTAAACCAACAAATAAACTTTTTTACGACAAGTGGTTTTCGAGCCACAGACGAGTTCGTAAGAAACATAAAAATGGTTCAGGGCATGAGAGATTTAAAAGGCGAATTTGTTATTGGGGCAGACTGGATGCTAGCGTGCTGGTTTGGGCGCGGGTCAACTAAACAGCAAATGCTAAATCGAAAAAAAAGAATGTCGGCGATTTCGTTTGCTCAAAACTATATGAGCGATTGGGTTGGGGCTTCTGAATCCCAGTTAGTTGATATAAATAAACTTTTTAAATGTAGGACTTTAACACAGCCTGAATTTTATGGGGAAAGTGACTGTGACTATGTTTTAGGGATAGACGTTGCGCGCTCTCAAAAAAGTTCAAACAACAGAACATCTGTCTCTGCTTTGAAAATTTTAAGGAATAAAAATAATTCAATTAGAGAAATACACTTGGTTAATTTGTTTGTAATTTCAAACGCAATGACATTTGAAGGTCAAGCAATAGAAGTAAAACGTCTCCAAAGACTGTTTAACGCTAAAGCGTGTATAATGGACTGTAACGGGCTTGGCGTTGGATTAAAAGATGAATGTTTTAAGGAGCAAACAGACCCTAAATCAGGCGAAAGACTCCTTGCGTGGAATACAATTAACACCGAAGATTCCCCTGAGACAGTAGAAAGCATTGACGTTTTATACGACTTAAAGCCTCAGTCTGCGCAAACAAAAGTAATTACCGATTTTATGGATGTAGTAGAGAGTGGAAAACTTAGACTTCTTGAAAAAAGAAACGACAGCGACTTTGGCGTGTCCGAAGAAGGCATTCTTGAATACGCTCCGTTTGCACAGACAGAAGAAGTTGTTGGGGAGATATCAAATCTCAAAATAAAACATTTACCTAGTGGGGCTTTATCTATTGAAAAAGTTGTCAATCGTGTTGACAAAGATAGATTTTCGGGACTTTCTTATGGCATTTGGTGGGCGATGGAATTTGATAATCAAATCAATTCGGAAGATACCCACACTATGGGAGATTATTTTAGGGCTATAAATGGGAGTGGAGTTCACACTTCAAGTGATTTTAGAAACAAATATTTTATTTAGATTGGTGGTGAAAAAATTGGAAAGTCAAAAAAAACGTGGAAGACCTAGAAGAGCAACTGACGAACAGATTGCAGAAATAAATCGCGGGTTACAACAATTAGGTATCGGGGAGTCTATTGAAGATTTTGCCCAGCAATTTGTAGATGAAGGTAAAAGGAAAAACTTTGCGGCGAATCTTGCTTCTCAAATACAAGTAAGTCAACAGTTAGCGAGAGAAATGGCCCATAATGGAACAATCCAACCATTGCTTTCGCAAGACCTCTATCAAAAATTAAACATAAATCCAATTGTAGCCACAAGTGGGGATATTGAAAGATGGACTACTCAGCCACAAAAATTTGCATTGCAATTGCGTGGCCTTAGTCAGTATCTTGCTTATGCAGTTGGGAATTACAATAGGGCAATTTATTACTTTAACACAATAAAGTCTTTTAATTATGAATTATTGCCATGTGATATCCCTAAAGATAAATCCGATAAAAAGGATTATATAAATGCCTACAATAGATGTTTAGATACACTGAAGAAAATGAACATTAAATATCAGTTCCCAAAAATCGATTTACAAACTATGTTTGATGGGGTCGCAACGTATTGGATTAACGAATATTCTGATGGAATACAATTTCAACAATTGCCTAGCGATTGGGTCTATTTGACAGCCCCGTGGGAATTTGGGTATCAAGCAACTTTTGATTTAACATATTTTGACCAGTATATTGGGTTAGACATTGCTATCCCAGAGTTGTATCAAGCATATCTTCATTTTGTAGAACTAAGAAAAAATGGGTTGCGTGGGAAAAAACTAAGCGATGGCGAATTGACCGTGGTGCAGTATTATCCATTACCAATTGGAAAACATTGGGTATTTACATTTGACCCAATTCATCCTGATGCTGTTCCCCCGCTAACGTCTAGTATGGGGGCTGCGCTAGATACGCTGTCTTATAAGAAGTTACTCAAGGATAAACTTGCATTAGATTTATATAAAGTAATTGCTTTAAAAATTCCGATGAAAAAAGACGACGCGAAAATGAGTATTACATATGCAGAAGCAAGCGAGATTACACAAGTAATTCAATCGCAATTGCCTGATAATATTCGTGTTTATAGCAGCCCATTTGATAGCGATGCAATCAACACTTCGCAAGTCGATAAATTTGATGATATTATTAAAATCTCAAATGAAAGTTTTAATACATCTGCTGGAGTTCAGCAAGGACTATTCGGAGGTTCAGATTTAAGGCAGTCTATGGCGCTGACGGTTTCTTCAAATGTTGATTTTGCATATACAAGCACACATATGTATTCTCAGTTTGCGAATTGTGTAAACTTTTTATTAAGACAAAAAAGCAAAGCGTATAAATTCGTTGTGCGTTTTAGTGGAAATGCTTTGCGCAAAGATGAAGAAATTAAGTTGTACGGAGAACAAATGGCGAGCAGAAATGCTCCTGCAAGTATATATTTTTCAGCACTTGGATATGAACCGTTTGAAATCGAGCCATTATTAAGACTTGAAAATGAACTCGGGTGGAAAGACTTAATGAAACCTCTCACCTCTATGTTCCAAGTTAGTGCAAAAACAAATCCCTCTCGAGAAGGAGTGGGAAGAAAAAAGTTAGACGAGACGGAGATATCAGATTCGGGGTCAGAAACAAAAGCATATAGAGAATAGAGGGGAAGTTTATGGAAACGCGCCGTAAAACCCACTGCGTAAGCTGTGGAATATAAGGCGCAAAAGATGAACTAAGCCATCCAAAATCAATAGAAAGGAGGTCTACCGTTGTGACGGTACTAAAAACATTTAAGTACAAACTATACAATAACAAGAAAAACAAGCACCTGTCTGCTACGGTAGACCTTGCTTCTGAAATTTGGAACTACTCTGTAGCAGCGTATCGCAAATACTATAAGCTGTATGGGAAAACACTATCTGTCAATAAGCTTAAAGTGCATATCACAAGAATTAAGAAACATCGCAACTATGCACACTGGAACGCACTTGGCAGCCAAGCCATTCAAGATACAGTGGAGCGAGTTGACAAAAGCTATAAAGCCTTTTTCGGCCATCTGAAGAAGAAGCGCAAAGGCCGTAAATCACCACCTCACTTTTGTAAGAGGGAAAGATATAAATCGTTCACACTAAAGCAGGCTGGCTACTCCTTTGAGGGTAAGAACAAAATCAAGATAGGCAAATGGGTATACAAATATCATGACTCCCGTCCATTTGAAGGAGAAGTAAAGACTGTCACAATCAAACGTAGCCTGTTAGGAGAGTTTTTCATCACTGTTGTATGTAAACAGGAAGTTAATTCAATCATTCCACGAGCAGGTAAAGCTGTCGGCTATGATTTTGGATTAAAGCACTTTCTTAATGCAGACGATGGCAGCGTGATTGATTCACATCTTTGGTATAAAGCTTCGCTCAAAGAACTGCGTGCAGCACACCGTAAGCTATCTCGCTGTCAGAAAGGTAGCAACAACCGTAAGCGTGCTATCTGCAATCTTGAGCGCGTCTACGAACACGTAAGCAACCAAAGGCGCGATTGGTTCTTCAAACTCGCAAATCAAATTATAAGCGAGAGTGGCATCATTTGTATCGAGGATTTAAACCTTGATGGCATGAAGCGCCTTTGGGGACGTAAGGTCAGTGATTTAGCGTTTGCTGAGTTTGTCGCTATTCTCGAATGGAAAGCTTCACTAGTGGGCACAACTATTGTTAAAATTGACAGATGGGCACCATCCAGTAAGGTTTGCAACGTTTGCGGCACTCTTAATACTGAGCTTTCGCTCAAACAGCGTGAGTGGACTTGCGA